CAACGGTGATGAAGCGTCTGGGGATGGCTGGAAGTACCGTGGACGTGGCGCTCTCCAACTTACTGGCAAAGCAAATTACCAAGATTTCGCAAACTACATCGGACGACCCGAAGTCGTAAATGACCCGGACCTTGTGGCCGGTGAACTCTGCTTTGAAAGCGCCTTGTGGTTCTTCGACAAGAACAAACTCTGGTCGATCTGCGATCAAGGCGTCAACGACACCGCCATTCTTGCCCTGACAAAGCGCATCAATGGTGGAACGCACGGCCTCGATGACCGTAAACTGAAGACCAAGAAGTACGCAAAATGGCTTTAATCCCTAACCCCGCGATGCTGTACGCACTGGGTGGTGCGCTTATTATCGGCGCAGCATCCGGCTACAAAGTCCGTGACTGGCAGTGCGATGCCGCTTATTCCAAAGCACTGGAAAAGGCTGAGAAGCAGCGCCAGCAAATGCAAGGAAAGATAGATGAGGTTTCCACGCTTTACCAAGCCGAACGAGATAAAGCCGATGTGGTGGTCGCCGGAGAACGCGAAACAATCCGCGAGATATACAAGACTTTGCCTGCTGTTTCCGCTGATTGTGTTCCTGATGTTCGCATTGTCAGGGTGCTCGAAGGCGGTATCCATCGCGCCAATGCCGCAGCCGCCAGCGAACCTAGCAAGTAATTGTCCGCTGCTTCCCACGCCACCCGCTACGCTTATTGATCCTGAGCGCGCTATCTGGGAAATTGATATAATTGCTAAATATGGTGATTGTGCCTTGCGTCACCGCCGAACAATAGAAGCGTGGGAAGAGGCTGTAAAAATCCCCAAGAAGTGATATAAGAACTTTAGTCTTTATGCACAGGTAATTAAATGGCGCTTATTCCTATCAGTATCCCGCCGGGTGTTTACCGCAACGGAACCGAACTTGACAGTTCTGGCCGGTGGTATGACGTGAACCTTGTGCGCTGGGTTGAGGGGATGATGCGTCCCGTTGGCGGGTGGCAGGAACGAACCACCACCGCTCTTACCGGCAAAGCCCGTGGCATGATCGCTTGGCGGGCCAACAACAGCACCCGCTACATCAGCGTCGGCACGCATTCCAAACTCTACGCCATCACACAGTCCAGCGTTATCGTAGATATAACTCCTGTCGGCTTTGTCCCCGGCAATCCAAATGCGTCTGTTGGTGGTGGCTACGGCGTTGGCCTCTACAGCGCCGGGTATTACGGCACACCGCGTCCGGACGTTGGTGTTGTAGCTCCCGCCACGACATGGACACTTGATAACTGGGGCGAATATCTCGTCGGCTGCTCAAACTATGACGGCAAGATTTACGAGTGGCAGTTGGACACGACAACGCCGACACCGGCCGTTGCCGTAACGAACGCACCAACATCTAATACGGGCGTTCTTGTTACGAACGAACGCTCGATGTTTGCGCTTGGTGCGTCCGGCAATCCGCGCAAGATTGCATGGTCTGATCTTGAGAACAATACAATCTGGACGCCATCCTCTACGAACCTTGCCGGTAGTCTAGAGTTACAGACTGGTGGTAAAATTATCACAGCCAAGAAGGTTCGGGGTCAAGTTCTTGTTCTCACGGACATCGACGCGCACGTTGTTTCCTACGTCGGCCAGCCGTTTGTATATACATCTGAGTTTGCTGGCCGGGCTTGCGGGCTTGCTGGGCCGAACGCTATTGCCGTGCAGGATAACTTTGCGGTCTGGATGGGTTCGCGTGGCTTCTACATGTATGACGGCTACGTCAAAGCGGTTCCCTGCGAAGTGTCAGACTATGTGTTTTCGGACATCAACCAAGCGCAGATCAGCAAGGTGTACGCCGTAAACAACTCGCAGTTTGATGAAGTGTGGTTCTTCTATCCGTCCTCATCAAGCCAAGAAAACGACCGCTATGTGATCTGGAACTATACCCAGAACAACTGGTCGATTGGTTCTTTGGGCCGTTCTGCCGGGATTGATCGCGGCGTGTTCGCTAACCCATTGATGGTGACGGACGACGGCTACATCTACGACCATGAGATCGGTATGAACCACGGATCGGAAAGCGTGTACGCCGAGACAGGGCCAGTGCAGATTGGCCAAGGTGATAACATCTTGTATATTAACGAGATGATACCGGACGAACGCAATCAGGGCGAAGTGACCGCGACCTTCTCTTCTCGCTACTATCCGAACGGGGAGGAACAAACCTTTGGCCCGTACAGCTTGACCAACCCAACGTCTGTCCGTTTCAACGGCCGACAAATTCAGATGAAGGTAACGGCCGTTAACAACTCTGATTGGCGGATCGGGACGCAGCGCCTCAACGCAATACCGGGCGGTCGTCGATGAGATTAAAGTTACCGCCAGCACCGGCAGACTACAGCCCCAACTACGACGCGCAACGCAATCGTCTTATTGAGGCTTTTGCGCAGGGCGCTTACGTCAAGGGTGAAGATGTCGGCGTGTATCAGCCCGCGAAGCTGATCGCTTCGGATATGCAGTTCGTTACAACTGACACCCACACGCCGACTGAAGGCTCTCTGTCGTGGAACTCAACGGACGAAACGCTTAACCTTGGCATGGGCGAAGGCGTGATCCAGCAGATTGGTCTTGAGACATTCGCCCGTGTCCAGAACAACACAGGCTCGACGCTGCCAAAAGGAACAGTTGTCGGGTTCGCTGGCGCTAGTGCGAATAACACGCTGATTGTCACGAAATACCTTGCCGACGGCGCAACGCCCACGCTGTATATACTTGGGATCATGGCGCACGATCTACCGGACAACGGGACTGTCGGCTATTGCACTGGCTGGGGGCATATCTCTGGCATCAACACAAGTTCGTTTTCGCTTGGCGATATTCTTTACGCGTCACCGACAACGGCTGGAGCGTTAACAAAAACAAAGCCGACCTCGCCCGATAACGTCGTTCCCGTTGCAGCCGTCCTTAAAGTCGGAACAACGGACGGAGAGTTGTTTGTTCGGCCCACGATTGAACAACAATATTATAACGGCCAGTTCACTAAGAACACCACGATTACTCCCGCCGCTGCCAACACCGCCTATGCGCTGGGCTGGGACACGACCGTAATTGCGGAGGGTATCTCGTTAACCGGAAGCCCCACAACGCGCCTGACAGCGGCGCATAGCGGCCTCTATAACTTTGCGGCCCGTATCCAGTTCTCATCTAGTAACTCTAACGCCAAGTCTGCGTGGATGTGGCTCAAGAAAAATGGCACGACAGACATTGGATCAAGTTCGGCTGTTGGCTCGTTAAAGGACAGCGGCGGGTATGCGGTTCTAGCGATTAATGACTTCGTGTCCTTGGCCGCAAATGACTATGTTGAGTTGATGTGGGCGGTAGACGACACAGGGCTTCAGCCAACGAATGTTGCTTCGACTGCCTTCCACCCATCAATACCATCTGCCCATGTTGCAGTGACACAGGTTCAGCAGTAATGGGCTGTCAATCTATTTTGTTTTGTGTTAATAACGAAGGAATTGGTGGCGTGTCCACTAGGGGATCATAATGGCGACGACAACTACTACTACTGCACAGGCGCTCAATCCGTTCATTCAGGATATTCTGGCGCGTAACTATGGAGCCGCACAGCAAGTTGCGTCTATTCCGTATCAGGCGTACGGTGGCCCGCGCATAGCGCAGTTCCGACCCGCTGAAGAGCAGGCGTTTCAGACCGCGATTAACGCTGCGACCCAGCAAGTTGGTATGCCGCAACTTCAACAGGCTACTGAAGTAGCCCAGCGCGCAGCAGGCTACACGCCGCAGCAGTTTCAGCAAGATGTCTCCGGCTTCATGTCGCCGTTCCAGACCAACGTCATCGACGCCACGATGGCCCGTCTAGCACAGAACCGCGCTGAACGTGACGCTGCGACCAAGGCTCAGATGGCTTCATCGCGTGCATTCGGCAACGAACGCCGTGGCGTTTATGAAGCGCAGCTTGCAGGCCAAGAGGATTTGAATACGGCTCAAACGCTGGCGAACCTGTATAATCAGGGATACACGCAAGCCGCTGGGTTTGCACAGGGTCTGCCAGCACAGCAGCTTGCGGGTGCACAAGCCTTGTCCGGCTACGGCCAACAGGCGCTTGGCAATCAGCAGGCGTACGCCGCGATGCTTCAGGGTACAGGCCAAGCGCAGCGCGGCATGGCCCAGCAGAACCTCGATCTGGCATACAAGGACTTCCTCGAACAGCGCGGTTTCCCGCAGCAGCAGCTTCAGACTTTGCTCATGGGTTCGCAGGGTCTTCCATCGCCAATGACGCAAACGACAACCCAGCCGGGCCAGTCAACGCTCGGCCAAGTTGGAACGGCTGCGTCCACGATTGGTACTCTCCTCAGTCTATTTGGAAAAGGTGGTTAATTAGATGGCTACCCCTATGGAAATTCTGATGCAGTCAGTCATTCCAAACCGCACCCCTCCGGGTGGCGCGGCGGTGGCTCCTCGCATTATGCCTGCTATGGCTCCACAAGCTGTCGCGCCAATGGCCGCTTCAGCCGAGCCTCAGCTTTCGCCAACGGCAAAGTACATTCAAGATATGCAGGCTCTCATGAGCGGCGGTATCGGCAGGCTATCAACTGGCGAAAAAATAACTGCGCTCGGCCAAGTGCTTCAGGCCGCAGGTAGCCGTGGCGCTGCTGATCCGTCTGCTGTTCTCCAGAATGTTCGCAATCAACAAATGGAAAAGCTGAACGCGCAACTTAAAATTGCACAGTTGCAACAGTCGGCGCAGCAAGAAGCGCAGCAGCGCGCATTCGTTAAGCAGTACGCCTCGGCGTTGCCAGAGGAAAAGCGCGGCGTTCTTGAGAATGCTGATCCGGCAGAGGCATTTAAGATTGTGCAGGAAGAAGCGTTCCGACAGAAGCAAGTGTTTAACCGTGACCGCGACCCCGCAACAGGCAATATCCGACTGACATTTAACGATGGCTCATTTGTCATTACAGACCAGAAGATGCCGCCCAAGACACGCGAGATTGATGCGGGTGACGCTGTAGAAATTTATAACGAAGATACAAACGAACTTATTATGTCAGTACCGAAGCGCATGAACGCATACCAGCGCGAGAGCCTCGGTCTACGCCGTCAAGAAATGGCAAGGGCCGATGCGCGGGCGCGTGAAGGTGGTGGCGGCAGTGGCGGGACCTTCTCGTTGCAACGCACAGAGGATGGCCGTATCATTGGGATCAACACAAAGAACCCTCGTATTCAAATTGACACTGGCCAAAGAGCGCCAGCACCCGCCAATCCTTATGGTTTTGCCGGTGTTTTACCACCTGCAACCGGCAAGCCCGTTTTTGTTACAAAAAAGTAGGATTTTAAATGGCTGAGGAGAAGCCGAAAGGCGAACCAGTATTTCTGGAAATTCCTACCACTGGGGAGAGGATAACGCTTCCCGGTGTAACGTCGCTCAGCAATGATGACGAACTTAAAGCTGCCGCCGACGCTTGGATTGCACAAAATTATAAAGGCCCAATACTTGCGGCTCCTATTGTCGCACGTTCGCCAGCAGTACCTTTTGATCAGACGCAGATTGCCACGCCAAGCGAAGAGATTAGTCTCATTGCGAACCGGCAGCCGGAATTAAAAGCGTACACCCCGACTACAATTACGGGAGGCCTCTACGACAAACTTGCCTCCGGTGTTGCGACTGTAGCTGATCTGCTTCCCGGTTTCGATGAACGCGACGCGGCCCTGTACGGCCAAGATGTAGTCCGAAATCTCAAAACCTTTACCGAAGGTCTACTCGGCGTTGAAGAAACCGAACGTGCTATCGGTGACGTTTTAGTAGGTCGCGGAACAGGTACGGATTATTTAATCGCGGGGGCTACCGCTCTTCCGTTTGTGGCTAAACCACTTCAGGCCGTTGCCACTCGTGTCGCGCCAGCATTTAACGCGGCTGCCAGCCGCTTTACTACTGGCCCCGGCGCGGTTGCAGAGGAAGTTGCGGCTGCGGTTCCGGAGACTGCGCTCACCCCAGAGATGGCCGCAGTTGCCACGCCTGTCGCGCCTGCCCCTGTTGTGCCTCGTACTCGTATGTCCGAAGAACAGGGCAAGGCCGGTATTGAAGCGTTAGGCGGGAAGGGCCAGACGCGGCCTATTGCTACGCAAGAAGTGACAGATAAAGTTCTGCGCTTTGAGACTGACTACCTCAAAGAGACGGGCCTAACCCGCCCAGAAAAACTTCCGCTTAAAGACTTCTTCTTCATGCACTTCAACGCGGGTACACTTCCTATGGAGCGTACCCTTGAACTTGCGAAGCAGGCCGGGATTGATCCTGAAGATTTAACGGACTTCGTGGCTGGTTCGCAGCAAACGGCAACCGAAGCGGCGCGTGTTCTTCGCGCCCGCATGGTGATGAGTAGGTATATCCCGAAAGAAGCGGCGGATGTCGCGCAAGCTGGCGTGAAAACGCCGGACGAACTTAGCTTGTGGAAGCGCACGACCGACGCAACGCGTGGCCTCATGGTTTCACAGCTTGCTACGACCATGCGCAATACATGGGGTTCCCTTGTGCGCCTACCAATCGACATGGCTACTTCACTCACATCGACCGCAATCAACGCAGCTACAAACCCATTTCGGAACGATCCGGTTGGGACGCGTGCGATGGATGCATTTGCTGTTCTTACTGATCGCTTCCAACCCGCACGCAATAAGCAGTTCTACGAACAGCTTCGCACATACTACCCAAAGGTTGTCAAAGACTTAAACGCCACATACGCGGCGGATGTTGCAGGTGGTGTGGCTAAAGACAAATTTGGTAAAGTCGAGAAGGTCGTCAACACCCTTAACTTGGTGAACCGAGTTACCGAAACAACAACACGCAACATGATGTTCCCGGTTTATCTACGTCGAGAATTAACTCGTCGCGGTATGAGCATCGACGATATTGTAGACACGCAACGTCTCGACGAAATTCCGCAAGACGCCATCGACGCGGCGCTTCGGGAGACGATGGACTTTACCTACGGGGCCGCGCCAAAAACTGATCACGCTATGGGTAAAGTTGCGGATGGTTTTATTCGTACAGTCGAGGCACTTGGCCCCGCAGGTGTGACGATTGCGCCGTTCCCCCGCTTTATGGTTTCCGCCATACGTTTTCAGGCCGAGTATAACCCACTGGGTGTAGCGCGTCTTCTGTCAAAAAAGAACCGCGATGCTATGATGGCCGGTGATCCTGAAGTTTTGTCCAAGGCTATCGTCGGCACTGGCTTGATTGGCGCGGCATATCTGTTCCGCGACAGCGACGCAGCCGGTGAGAAGTGGAGCGAAGCCAAGTTGCCGGATGGTCGCGTCGTGGACATGAAGGCCTATTTTCCGCTCCCGCAGTACCTTCTTGTTGCGGATATTTTGAAGCGGTACAACGACGGCAAACTAAACGGCCAAACGCTTGACCAAGCAATCGACGCTAAAGAAATTTTTCAAGCGGTAACCGGCTCTCAGTTCCGAGCGGGTACCGGCTTGTATGTTATCGATGAGTTCATCAAAGACCTTACCGACGCAGGATCGGACCCCAAAAAATATCTGGATATTATCGGTAAGTTTGCCGCTGATTACGGCTCGGCCATCTTTACGCCGATGCAAGGGCTTAAAGATTTTTACGCCCAATACAATCCGGAAGAGGCCGTCTACCGAGATACGAAGGGCAGCTTCCTCGGAACCCTGACTAGATCAATTCCGGGTGCACAACGGGCGCTTGATATTCCTGAAGGGGAAAGCCCGACACGCGAAGGTCCGATGACCACAGAGGACCCAGCACTGCGTCAGCTTCTCGGCGTTACAATCCGCCCAGCTAAGAACATTGTCGAGAGCGAGTTGGATCGTCTGGGTATTGCACCTTATAAAATGGGGTCCAATACTGGCGATGTTGACACCGACCGCCTTGTTAACCGCGAACTAGGTATCATCGCCGAGCGCGGGATCGCACCGTTGTTGCGGTCTCCTGAGTATCAAAACCTCGATAATGTTGGCAAGTCCGCAGCGATAAAAGAACTTTATTCCAAAGCGCGTGAGGCTGCCAACGCTAAGTTCAACGCGGAAAACCCGGAACTTGCTCTACTCAAGCGATACAAATCCATGAAACGCGAAGAGAAAATCATGCTCACCCGCGAATTTCAATCTCGCACGGGCATGGGCGCGCCGGAACTTCTTCGCCAGTTAAGCAAGGCCCCTCTTATGAAGAGCCAAGAACAGTACGACGCGCTTCCTGTCGGCGCTCAGTTCACCGATCCCGGCGACTATAAGGTCTATACGAAAGGCGAGTAATGGCCAAGAAGAGTGGTGTCAAAGATATGTCATGGCGGCCGCAGCCAAAGTCCAAGCGTCGCCACAAACCCGACGGGCTTCGCCACCGTAAGTCTTTGGGGCCACGCAGTCACTTGCGAACTAGCTTCTAATACTATACACATCGCCCATGAAGTTCATGGGAATTGACCCCGGCGCGTTCGGGGCTGTCGCTATTCTGGATAAGGATAGCCGAGAACTTGTCGTCATCGACATGCCTACTCTTAAAGTCAAGCGCGGGCCGCGTGTCGTCAATCAGGTTGACGCCCACATGCTGGCGGATAGCCTGCGTCCACATGTAACTGGCGAAATCAAAGCCCTTATCGAGAAGGTTCACGCCATGCCGGGCCAAGGTGTGTCCTCGATGTTTAGCTTTGGCCGTGCCGCTGGTATCGTCGAAGGTGTTCTTGCTGGCCTGTCTGTACCTTTTGAGTTGATCCCGCCTGCAACTTGGATTAAGT